CTGCTACGGCTGGTCGCCTCGGCCTCGCCTCGGGCGGGTCGGTGTTCTTCTCGGCCGTCCAGACCGGTACTGGCTCCGCGCAGAACATCGCCCACGGCCTGGGTGTCGTGCCCGACCTCGTCTTCGCCATCCCGGAAGACCTGAACGTGGCCACCGTCGGCGCCTACACGGTTGTCAACGGCACGCACACCTCGACCAACGCGATCTTCACCGTGACCACGTCGAAGACCTACCGTGTGGTCGCGATCTCCTTCGCGGGTACTCCGGTGGCGACTGCGTTGACCGCTGAGTCTGGCAACAAGGCGGCGGTCTTCTTCCACAAGAAGTTCTGAGCCCGGCCTGCGTGTTAGCCCCGTCCTTGCCCCCGCAGGGGCGGGGCTTTCGCTTTGAGGAGTCCCCATGCCTGCGACCGATCTCAAGTCTCTGCGCGAGTTCGTGGCCAACGTCCTCGACTACAACCCGACGAACGCGACGTACAAGAACGAGCTGGACAAGCTCATCAACGAGGCCGATCGTCGCATTTGCAGTGAGAAGCCGTGGCCCTGGATCAATAAGATCGCAGACATCACGGCTCACGCTGACACCGTGGGGACCGTCACCTTCACCAACGGCACCGCCGTCATCACCACGGCTGGTGCCTTCTTCGACGTGGCCTGGATGCCAGGCCAGATCATCACTGACGGCACCACCGAATACGAGATCGCCTGGGTGGATACGTCGACCCAGGCCTACCTGACGTTGCCCTACGCGGGCACCACCGGGGCCAAGACCGCCACGGTCATCAACCGCTTCCTCGATCTGCCGCAGGACTGCGTGACCGTGCTGGCCGTCGCCAAGCGGTCGCAGTCCATCACTCCCGCTGACCCTGGGCTGTTGACGCCGCTCGCTCGCTACGAAGACGAGTGGTACAACCTGCCGCTTGGCGAAGTCAACCTGCCGAAGTTTTGGGTTCCCGCCGATCCCTACTACCTCCCCGGGCCGAGGCGAGGTGTGACACTTGGCACAGCGGTCTCGCTCGGCTCAGGCGTCCGCACGGTGGAAGTGACCTGCACCTACCGCTACGCCAACGACCGCGAGAGCGCGCATGGCGCCATTCAATCCATCGCGCTGACCAATCTGCAAGACCTCACGCTCGACTTCGACGTGCTGGCTACCACGACCGGGTTGTTCAAGGTGCCCTACTGGCGCTGCACGGCAGAAGGCCTCTACGCTTGGCGCCGTTGCACTGACACCTCCAACAGCTACCTGATCGTCAAGCCAAACGACGGTTCGACCTACACTGTTGGCAACACGACGCTGACTAACATCCGGTCGGAAGCCATCTGGATTCAGGAGCGCATGGGCACGCCCGATGGCAGCATTCAGCGCTTCCGGCTCTACCCGCGGCAGGACAAGGACTACGTCTTCAGCGTGCGCTACATGGCCCGCCACCAGACCATGGTGGAGGACAGCGATGTGAGCGCGGTTCCTCCTGACCATCGCATGGTCATCGCCTATCGGGCCCTGGCCGACGTGCTCTTCAAGCACGACAACGCGACCCAATCCGAGATGTACCGCAAGAAGGCCGAGACCGAGCTGTTGAAGATGGAGCGGCGCTACCTCATCACGCCGAGCCGTCGCATCGTGAAGGGCAACTGGCTTGAACAGTATGAGCCCCATACCTTCAACCGTTTCACCAAGCTGGTGCATACATGAACGGTACGACCCTTCAGGTTCGCGCTCCGGGCGGTCTCACCGAACAGTTGCCGCAGCCGCAGACCGGCGCGACTGAGATCAGCAACTTCACGGTGGACAAGAGCACGAAGTGCTGGTCCACTCGCCTGGGCTACGAGAAGTTTCGGCCTCGCGACAGCGTGCAGTTCCAGCCGTTCAATACCCTGGGTCGCATTGATTCGCTATATGTGTACAACCAGCTCAGCCACGGGGCTCGTTACCACATCCTCTTCGAGTCGGGCGGCAACCTCTACCTCTACTACGAATCGCTTGGCGCAAGCCCGGTTCTTCGCATTCTGGCCTCTGGCCGTAGCATCCCAACGTCGACCCAGGCTTGCTCCCAATACACCGTCGTCGGAGACTCAGTCCTCGTCACCAACGGCGTTGACGCGCCCATCCTCGTGCGACCCTGGCCGCTTGGCGATGCTACGGCCTCTGCCCAGGCCATCACCCGTTGTGTGCGCCCGCTGGGATGGAGCGGCTACCCATCGGCGCCGAATACCCTACAAGTCATCGCGACCACCGGGGTAACCACTCTGGCTCACCGCACGGGCGGCGACGCGCTCTCCCTGTGGTGGCCACGTCAGCCCGACTCCCTGGCTTCGGGCTTTGGTTCGCTCGGTGGGCTGGGCTTCTCCGAGCCTGACGCTGACGGCAACAAGACCTCCGAGTTCAGCTACCGGATGAGCTTCATCAGCGACACCGGCAGCGAGAGCCCGTTGTCCCCTCCGGTAGAGCTCACTTGGGACAACAACGGCACGGTGGGCTACCGATACGCGGTCGGAATGCGAATCGCGCAGGGACCAAAAGGAACGGTTGCTCGTAGGTTTTACCGCACAAACAACTACGGTAAGGGCCTTCCCACCCAGGACGACACGACCTTCTACTACAACTTCGACTTGCGCAACAACGTCGAGGAGCTGGCCTACGACGCCTACCGGCCTGCGTCCCTGGGCGCGATCATGCCATCTGACACAGCGTCCATCCCCATCCCAGCCAAGCAGGCGCGGTTCTCTTCGGTCTACAAGACCTGCGTGTTTCTCGACGGCGGGATCAACGACCCCTACGTGCTGTACTTCAGCAACGCTGGGCGCCCTGACCAGTTCGCGGCCCCGGACTACATCCAGCTCTCTGGTGCCAACGGCGGCATCACAGGCCTGTTCAGCTACTACAACGTGCTGGTCGTGTTTCGCGAAAGCGGCATCGACATCGTGCGCGGAGACAGCGTCAACGGCTTCAACGCCACTACCGTCACGACCCAGGTGAGTTGCAAGAGCCCATCGACCATCGACACGGTGCCCGAGCTGGGCGTAGTGTTCCTTGCCACCGATGGCGTCTACGCTCTCAACGGCGGCTTTGATGGCGGCTCGGTCTTCCAGGTCACGAAGCTGACCGAGAGCATCGAGAACACCATCACGCGCTGCACTCCTGACTGCCTGCCCCGGGCTGTTGGGCGATACAGCCCGCTCCTCAACGAGTACCACGTCTATTTTCCGGCTGACGGCCAAGACCGACCCACGCTTGGTGTCGTTTGGCACGTCGACAAGAAAGGCTGGTCAATCCGCGAAAACTTCCCAGTCGGGTGCATTGACAGGATGCCGACCGACGAGCTGGTCTTCGGCCACAACACAGGCATTGAAGCTGGCAACAGCTCTCCTGCTGGCCTGTTCATCATCTCCGGGCGGCGAGCGATGGGTGGCACCATCGACGGCGAGGGCTACGTCTTGGGCCAGCCTCCGGTCTCGCGGTGGAAGTCGCCGTGGCTGGACTTCGGAGACGCACAGATCCAAAAGCAGCCCCAGTACGTGACGCTGTGGATGATGACTACTGGTAGCGTCAACATCACGCTGACGCACTACAAGGACTTCAGCCGCACCGCCACCACGGAGCGCGCCTACTTGGCCCAGCCACCCGACGCGACGGCTTTGCCGGTGCTCGATAGCGCAGTGCTTGACGCGACCGAATGGGAAACCGCACGCTTGGTTCCGATTCGCATTGCCGTCGCCAGCCAGAGTTGCGCCTGGTTCGCGTTTGAGTTTGAGACCAGCAATGACCTCGTCTTTGTCGGTTGGGAAGTCGAGTACAATACCCGTGGAACCCGCGTTATCGCTGGGCAGAGGGCCTGATGTCGAAGAAGTGGGTGCAGTTTCAACCTCGCAGCCAGCAGCTCGTCGAGGCCGACCAGTTCAACGCCGAGCAGCAGGCGGCGCGCAGCTCCATTACGACCTTGGACCGCACGCAAATGCCGCCAACCGGGGCGACAACCGTGACTTTGGTTGCTGGCGCGTTGCACAAATGCTGGGTTGTACCTCTGCTTGACCCAACTGGCACTCGGCCTGGAGAGCAGACAGCGTACAACGACACCGCTACCAATAGCGATGCTTGGCGCTGCGCCACCTACACCAGCTACGGTGGTGGCTGGGAGCAGCTTCTCGGTGCCACGCTCACGGGTCACAAGGGCGGCAGCATCTACGTCGAATGGGGCGGGATCGCGATGTGCCTTGGCATCGCCCACATTACCGACTCTGCCACAGCAAACCTCACGAAGCAGGAAAAGTTTCTCAACCTTCGGCTCAAGATTGCTGGGACCGTGATTGCCGAACGCATGGGGATTCCCGGCAGCATTGAAAACTTTCGCATCCATGGCAACATTGTGCTTCCGGCAGGAGACCACGATGTCGTCATGGAATGGCGCGGTACTGGAGCTGGCCACAGCGATCCGATCCTTGACTCTACGACAGGCAATCGCATCAGTCAGTACCACATCTTCAACAATCATCTGTTTGCTATCGGGAGGTTCAGGTGAGCCGCATCTCCACGCCCCGGGTTGAGCCCGGAGATCCCGTCACGGCTGCTGACCTCAACGCGCGCTACGATGCTTTCACGCAGCCAGGAGCGCTCAACGCCTACAACACCCGCGATGCGGCGTTCGACCTCGCGCACTTCCAGACGAGCGGATTGATCCTAATCAACTCGACCGATGGGGACGTGGGCACGGGCGACTTGTACCACACGGCGCCCAACACCGTTCCCAGCTCGGCGGCAGGGCCGGCAACGCCGACGCTCATCACGGGCGCTGTTGGCAACGTGGTTGCGACCGGCACAGGCTGGGCCACGACAAGCGGCGACGTGCTGCGCGTGTACTGGAACCTGCAATGTCGGCCTCGGTTCACCGGAACTCCGATGTATGGAGCGGGTGCACTCGGCCTCATCAACGTCTCGGGTGGCGCGGGCACCATGGCGGATGGGAACCATGTGTGGCTGTTGCAGCTCGAATGGGACATCACGAGCGCTGCGCTGGCCAACTTCGTTCCTGTTCCCGGGCAGAGCCAAGGCACGGGCGTCTTCACGGGCGGGCTCTACGGCATGGGCTTGCAGTACCTGGCTGGCACGACGGTCATTCCTGCGTGGCACACGGCAGCCTTCGAGTGGGTCGATGGCACACTGGCGGCCGGTGCTGCAAAGCGGTTTGAGCGCGCGATTCATTGGTATGGTGCAAGCGGTTCCTGGGTCTATCAAAGCACGGGACAGACGGTGTATGGTCTCCGCCTGCGAGCCCATGGCATCTACCATCCATACCAGGACGGCAGCGGCAACAACGGCTTCGTGCTCGACACCAACGTCGATGGCGCCAACGAGTTCCTTGAATACGACTCCGGCCACATCGTGGCCATGCAGATGCGGGTGTCCTGATGGCGTATACTAAGCCCGTGACCTTCACCGCTGGGACGACGCTGTTGGCTGGCGATCTCCAGGCCAACGACGACGCCTTGCGGGTCTACCTGCACGAGGACGTGACTTCGGCCGACTTGCAGCAGACCAACTGGATTG